AAAAAGACGAGCCAAACAACGTCATCAATGGAGAAACTGGCCTCTCGGTTTACGAAGGGGCTGATTGTCGGGGCCGCTCTTGCCGGCATTCGCGAGCTTATCCACTATCTCACGCAGTTGAATTCTCAACTGGCTGCGACATACCAGACGGCTGGTCGTTCGGGGATCGGTACAGATCAATTCCAGGGGCTCCAAACAGCGGCAGCATTTAAGGGTGTAGGCAATCAAGACTTCAATTCGGCCATGCTGTCCTTTAACCAGCAGGTTGGGCTTGCAAAGAATGGCCTTGGCGATCTTCAAGTCCTTCTTCGGTCGAATGGTCAGACCGTAGGCAGTTCTGCCGCGACTTTCGGCAAGATTGCAGATTTGGTTCAGCGCGCATCGGGTGACTACGCAAAGCAGGTCTCCATCCTGCAACAGGCCGGGCTGCCAGCGACTCAGCAATGGGTATCGCTTATGGAGCAGGGCAGCGCCGCAATCAACAAGCAGGTGGATGCGTCGGCCAAGGTGACGGCGCAGCAGCTTGAAAACCAAAAGCGGATCAACGACGGTTGGAATGAGATCGTCGCCAGCTTCCAAAATAGTATGAAGGAATTTGTCGTCTCAGCGTCGGAATTCCCTCAAGCCGGATCGCCGTTAGCCGACTTTCTCGGTATGGTTCGCGGACAGAAAAAATGGTCCATAACTTTGGACCTCTCGCCCGAACCCGGCAGTACACTTGACTGGTTGATCAAAAATTGGGTCAAGCTGGGCGTCAAAGCGGGCATCGTGACGCCGACGCCAGATTTGGTCGCTAATCCAGCAAACCCGACGCCTGTCGTGACGCGCGATTCCGATCTTGCTCCTGCAAAGGCCGCCCCTCGGGTCTTTGATCCGGCTCTTGCGCGCCAACAGATCGCACTTGAACAACAGCGCATTGGCATTCTTGGTCCTCTCGCAACCGTAGAGGATCAGGTCCGCTCGAAGCAGCTAGAGATCAACGCCGCTGCGCTGAACAACGTCGGCATCAGCAAATCGCAAGCTGCGGCATTGTTGGACATCACTCGCGCTCAGGCTGAAATGGCTCGCGCTCAGCAGCAAGCTCAGATTGGCGTCTTCAATCTCGGGATCTCCCAGAAGGCGGCCAACGACAATCTCAAGGCGATGGTCGATCAGAAGCTGCTCGATCCGAACAATCCTGCCCAATACGCAGCCGCAACGACTGCAGCGGCTAAATCCATTGAGAACCTTGCCAATCAGGCAAAGGTAGCTGGCGCGCCATTAGAGCAGCTTCAGCGGCTTGCAAATGATGCAGGGTCCGCGCGAACCCAACTCGATCAGTTGTCAACCACGACGCTGAACAGCATGTCAGACAATCTCGTCGCTATTGCGAGCGGGTCTGTTCGCGCCAGCGATGGAATCAAGAATTTTGCCAATTCTTTCGTGCAGGCACTGGAAAAGATGATCATCCAGATGATGATCATCAAGCCGATTGCGGACGCTTTGCAGACATCGTTGGGAGGTCTCGGCTTCCTTGGCCTTGGTGGTCCCGGCATTGGCGCCACCTCAGCGACGGCGGGCGCTTCTAGCTTCATGATGGGCGGGCAGTCCTTCCCGATGTTCGCCGCAGCCGGTGGTGGCACATTTGGTCCGGGATGGGGCGTCGTCGGAGAGCGCGGTCCTGAGCTAATCAACGTCCATAAGAACGGCGGCGTCACTATCGTTCCGAACCACGTCAGTAAGCCGTACCTGCCTGGATTTGCAGAAGGCGGTACGCTTTTCTCAAACGGCAACGTCGTTCGTGGACCGTGGGGTCAGAACAATACTCCCGTCATCAACATCATCAATCAGACCAGCGGCAAGGTGGAGCAGGGCGGTACGCGCCGGAACGCGGATGGCAGTATCGACGTGTTCATTCGAGACGCGGTTCGTGGCGTCATGCTGGATGACGCGGCGAAGAATGGCGATATCAGCAAGGCCATGTCGGCCCGCATATCCGGCTTCAACGGAAGGTAGGCCATGGCAGTCCCGTCTTGGCCATCAGGCATCCCGTATGAATCGTTGAAAGATGGTTTCAGCAATTCGCCGTTCCTCACTCCGATACAGACCGAAATGGAGCAGGGCAACGTCCGGCTCCGTCGTCGGCCTGGCGATAACGTCGCGATCATCCAGCAATCGATTCCAATGACGCGAGCGGAATACGAGACGCTCGTTGCATGGGGAAAGGGGACGATCGGCAACTGGACCGGAAGGTTTTCGACGCTGGTCTGGCTCGGCTCGTCCTACCAGACAAAGGTTTGCCAGTTTCAGGACGGAGCGCCGAAGCCGCTTGAATTCTCGCCCACGCATGTCGCGGCACAGATGACGCTTCGCGTCTATGGTGTGTGATGCCGACGCATTCCGAGGCGATGCTGGAGGCCAACGCGAGTTGCCCGCCTGATGAGGTGCAATATTGCACGCTTGAGCTGGAGCATCCCTCGTTCGATCAACCGGTTTATGTTGTTGCGAATGTTGCGGACGATATCGAGTTGGGTATCGAGGACGGCGACGATCATTTCTCGGGCCAGATGGTCAATCACATCGCGTGCCCGTTCAAGGCTGAATACCCGGAGCAGCGGGAAGGCCTGGCTCCGCAATGCAAAGTGTCGATCGATAACGTCGCTCGGGAAATCCTTCCGAAGATCAAGGAGGCGATGACGGTTCGTGCCTATGTGCGGGTCACGTATCGGGAATATCTCGGCAGCGATCTGACCGAACCGGCCTATGGTCCGGTCCAGTTCACGCTCTCGAAGGTGACGGTGAAGGCCGCGACCCTGACCGGCACGATTACGGTCGGCAATCTGCAGAACAAGCGCTTCCCTCGATCGGACAAGAATTACACCACCACGCAATTCCGGAGCTTGTTGCCGGGCTAAAGGAGAGTGAGACATGGGTGCCCATGAACACGAGGTTCGCACGAAAACGGATCGGTTGATTGCTGCGGTCGAGGCGCTCACGGCGGAGTTGCGGCTGCATCGCGGGGCCTCACCATTTTCCGATCTCCTTCGGCAGGGGACCGTTGTGTGCAAGGTTGGCGAGGATATGAAGGCAGTCGCCGACGCCAGGTCATGATCGCTCGCTCTGAGTTTCTCGCCGCGCTGATTGGCAATAAGTGGGATTGGCGGAATTACAACTGCTGGAATTTCGCGGCCCATGTCGAACTGGAGTTGTTCGGGCGTAGACTGCCCGCAGTTTCGGTGCCGACCGATCTTTCCAAGCGCTGGGTGCTGGAAGCCTTTGATGGCCACCCTGAGCGCGCCGAATGGAAAGAGATGCCGGAAGGGCCGGGCGGTCTGATCGCCGCTCAGGACGGCGCGCTGTGCCTCATGGCACACCTTCGAATGCCGGGTCACATCGGCGTTTGGCTCCGACCGGAGGGCCGGATCATCCATTGCGATGAACATGCCGGCGTCTGTTTTGAGACGCCGCTTGCGCTTCGTCAGCAAGGCTGGCGGCAACTGAGATTTTTTGAGCCGAGGACATAGAGATGCCTGCGAAATTCGTGCTGATTGCGGACGAATTATCCGTCTCTTTTGACGGTGATGAGCCCCTCAAAAAGAGTGACCACGGTGTCTGTGATTGCCTTCTCCTTTTCGAGAGGGATGCCGGTGAAATGGGAGTTCTTCGCACCAGAAATGAGAGTCTTCTGCATATCGATAACGGCTTGCGGGCCGTTTAACTCATGCATTTTTACGAACGTTTGTCGGAGAGATATCCACAATTGGGTTAGAACGGTAAGTTTTTGGGCGTCGTCTAATGACGCCGAAGTCATCGCTATTATGTTTGGTTCTTTATCCGACATTTGCAGCCTCCCGGTTTTCTGAACTTCAGCACGCACATGGGTTGCTGAAAACCTGAACAAATAGAGATTCATGCACGCACCTCTCCCGAAACTTCCGGTGAAGATGCCGGTCGAGCGCTCACGCTCGCGCCGTGAACGACGCAGTGCGTCTGCACGTCTGCCGGTGTTGCATGTCGTGGCTCCGGGCCTTGAGGTCGCGCGCGAGACGCCGCGGAAGGGCGAAACGGTGACAGCCTTCCTGCGCCGTACCGGCTGGGCCGCACGTGATCCGAAGTATGGCTGGCAGTTCAGGAAACGGCTGCCGACCATCCTCGAGGTCAACGGCGAGCCGGTCCTGCGGAAGGATTGGCGGCGGACCAAGATCGCCGCAAATGACAACGTTCGGTTTGTGTCGTTCCCGCGCGGTGGAAACGGAAAGCAGGGCAAGCAGGTCCTTGGGCTTGTCGCGCTGATCGCCGTCGCGGCGTTTGCTGGGTGGGCTGGCGGAGCAATCGCCACTCAGTTCTTCGGCGGCAGCGTCATTGCGCAGGGGATCGCCACAGCAGCTATTGGCTTGGGCGGCTCTCTTTTGGTCAACGCGCTTGTCGCTCCGAAGCAGGGCGCGACCAATGATGCTGGACCGACCGATCAGATCTACACCGCGTCGGCTGCGGGCAACCGTGCCCGTCTCGGGCAGCCGTTGCCGGTCTGGTATGGCCGCAACAAGGACTATCCGGACTTCGCCGCCACGCCGTGGGGCGAGTTTATCGGCAACGATCAATATCTCAACGTGCTGCTCTCGGTGTCCATGGGCAGCATGGAATACGAACAACTCACGATCAGCGATACGCCGTTCTGGAATCCGGTCGACGGTGTGTTGCCCGCCTTCTCATCCGCGCAGGTCGCGTTCTATGAGCCGGGAGAGCAGGTCACACTATTCCCGATCAACGTTGCACAGAGCGAGGAGGTTAACGGCCAGCAGCTTCCTCATGACTATGGCTGGATCGGCCCATTCATCGCCAACGCGCCGGGCACGCAGGCTTACAAGGTCGCAATCGATTATGTCTTTCCGGCGGGCTGCTACAGCACCAACGATGAAGGCCAGACCGTCCCGTTCGGCGTGACGCTCGTCGCGGAGGCTCAACCGGTCAATGATGCCGGCACGCCGACCGGCGACTGGTCGGCAATCGGCGTTGTAAGCCGGTCATACGCATCGCGCTCGCCTATCCGGGAAACGATGCTCGCCACGACGGGCCATGGCCGCTATCAGGTCAGGTTTCGTCGGACCAGCGCCGTCCCGGCAGACAATAAGGGCGCTGCCGAAGTAGTCTGGGCGGGGCTTCGCGCCTATCTGGTTGGCGACAATTCATTCCCGGATGTCTCAACCATCGCGATCCGCATCAAGGCGACGGAATCGACTCAGGGCTCGTTCAAGTTCGGCGTGATCGGCACGCGCAAGCTCCCGGTCTGGGACACCGACACCGGAACGTTCATCACTCAGGCGACGCGGAGCCCGTCATGGGCGCTGCTCGACATGGCGACCAACACTCAATACGGCGCAGAAGTTCAGGTCTCCAAGGTTGATTTCAACACGCTGTTCAATCACGCCACCAACTGCGCGGCGCGAGGCGATACCTTCGATTACGTGTTCAAGTCGGCGGTTGCCGTGCCGGAAGCGTTCGATACCGCGCTCACCGTGGCCCGCACGCGCCATATGTGGCTCGGAGACACGCTCTCATTGGTTCGGGACGAATGGAGCACTGTCCCGGCGATGATGCTGACCGACCGCGAGATTGTCCGGGACAGCACATCGTTTGAGTACACGATGCTGGGCGAGGAAGATCCGGACGCGGTCATTCTCGAATATATCGACGAAAACACCTGGCTTCCGGCGACGGTTCAGTATCCGCCGAATAGCGAGACATTCACCGCGACCCGGCCGGAGACGAAACGGATCAATGGCATCCAGAACCGTGATCACGCATACCGTGAGACCGCATTCTACTATCTCTGCTCGATCTACCGACGCGAGGCGGGGAGCATTGGATGCGAGTACGAGGGGCGCGCCATCACGATGGGTGCGAACCTGCGGCTGCAATCCGAGCTACCACAGGATTACGGCTACGCCGGCGCGGTCACTGATCGCGATGGCCTTATCCTGACCCTTGATCCTGCACCGATCTGGGCGACCGGTGAGCAGCATTACATCCGGCTGCGCCGGCCGAACGGGAAAGAGTTCGGGCCGATCAAGGTCACCAGGGGTCTAAATGACGGGCTGGCCGTTCTGGATAGCGACGACCTCGAGACGGTTGAGGGCCAGCAGAACATCTCCCTGACCGACGTGTTGGCGCGAGCGGATGGCGGGGAGTATCCGACCTATGCACTCGGCACTGCGGGCAATCAGGCCAAGCAGGTCAAGGTTCTGACCGGCCAACCGAACGGTGAGACCTTCACGCTGTCGATTGTTGTCGACGATGAGCGCGTGCATGCGACCGATATCGGCTCGCCGCCCATTCTGCCGACGGCGCAATTCCCGGAGAACTCGCGCGCCCCGTCCGTCGCTTTCCTGCAAGCAACGTTCCGGCAGGGCATTGCCGAGCCCATTCTTGATGCGACGTGGTGGCCCGCGCCGGGCGCGCGCTTCTATACGGCTGAGGTATCCTATGACGCCCGAACCGTTGGAAACGACGATGCGTCGTGGATCAAAATCTACGAGGGGACAGGGAATAAGTTCTCCCAGGTCGTGGATCGTGCCGACCTTCGCCTCCGTGTGCAGGCGACGGCGGAACGCAGCGGAGCCAGATCGTTTGTCGATGTAGACGCGCCCACCATCGTCATTGCGCCCGGCACGGTTGACCCCTCGTCGATGGAGCAGGGCCTTCGCGATGCGGTGACGACACGGAATTCTGAGGCCCTCGATAACCTTGCGAAGCAAATCCAGATCCTCGCCGCCAGCACGTCGAATCAGGACGCCCAACAGGCGTTGGATCGCCTTGCCACCCGTGTCCTGCTTCAGAAGCAGGGCGTCACCATCAAGGAAACGGCGCAGATCATCGAAGACGTCGATGGTCGCGTTTCCGGCATGGTGTCGCTGCTGATCGACAACAATGGTTATGTCTCAGGTACGATCCAGAACAATGATGGCACCGAGAGTAGCTTCACGGTTCTCGCGAGCGAGTTTTTTGTTGTTGCTCCGGGGGTTGGTGGCGGCGATCCGATTCCGCTCTTTCTCGTGCAGGAGGTGGACGGGCAGGCCGCGGTAACGATCAACGG